TATCAAGCAGAACGCCTTGACGTAAAATGCTGTCAGTACCCGCAGAGTTAACAGCAGATTGCTTGCCCAAGAAGTTTGCACCCGCAGCCGTATTGATAACAAGCTGATTGTCAAAATCAGCCGCGCCGTTGTCTTTTAGAATACGCAAGACATTTGATGCACCCGTATAATCATTAGCAGTGCCAAATGGGGTTGTTGCTGCTGTACCGTAAGCGCGTGATGCGCCTGCGCGGGCTGCTACAACCAATGCGCTTTCAATGCCGTTTACATGCGCCCGCATCGCCTGTGCGATTTGGTCGCCATAAATAGTATCATAGCCAGAACCGTTGTTGACGTGTTTTACATCTTCGCCAGTCCAAGGGATTTCAACCGTGTTCATGTTGGTCATGCTCAATGTTTTATTATCAACCGTTTGGTCTGTACCCTCTGGGAGAGACATTGCAGGTGACAAAGTTGTGACAGCTACTTCTCGTGTGAAGTGTGACCGCACAGTGTCGCCCTTGGCGGCACCCTCGCTGCCTGTGTTCATTGTCGAAGCTGGTATCATGCCCGTTAGTTCACGCCCGACCCGATCTGCTGCAATATAAATGTCTGACGCTAGGTCAGTGAGAACATTAGCCATGCTCTAAACTCCTTTGATGCGGTTAGTCTGTGACCTTGCCGCCGTTGATTGAAAAAGTAGAACGCTCATTTTGTGACATATCGTCAAATGCTGCTCTGCTTATATTTTTTGGTGAATTGTTGTTTCCCGATTGGGACGCTGGTGGCTTACCGCCGCCGCCTTTGCCTAAATCCGCTAGGAAATCAGGCTTGGCCTCTGCTAGTTCTTTCGCTAGGTCGCCAAGTGTGGCGTAACCATCAGCCCCCGAACCTGCCTGTGGGGTGCCTTGTAAACTCAATATACGCTGTTTACCCTCCGCGTCAAGCGTCACGCGGTTTTGTGCGCCCGCAGCTATGTCTGCAATCACTTGTGGGTGAAAGCCCGCCTCTGCCAATTCTGATTGGAATGTTGACGTTAAATTATCCATTCGCAGGCCACTAACAAGGCCATTTGCTGCGTCAAGTTCCGCTTGGTGGTCAGCTTTTAGCTGTGCAATAATCGCCTCATGCCCATCATCACCTTTGTTGCCCGCCTCTGCGCGTTCCAACGCCTTTTCTTTGCGAACAAGCTTTTCAGTAACAGCCGCGTTTTTTGACTTTAGGTCTGTGAATGCTTCTTTTGCATCGACTAGCCCCTGTTTCAATACGTCAACCTCGCTGCTTGCCACCATGCCAGAAACTTGCAAGGCAAAACCCTCGCCTGCTTCTTTGTATAGAGCCTTGAGGCTATCATCTAATCCGTCCAGTGTTGTTAAATTTGCCTTTAACATTATTAATACTCCTTGTTTGGGTTTGGGTTATACATCTGCAAAGGCTGCAATGTTAGCCGCCTTTAAGTCGTCTAGTGTCTTTTCGCTGCCTGCGCGTGAAACAAACTTTGTGATTGGTTCACCACCACGCCAAGCCGCCGCTTTCTTTTTCCCTAGCACATCGTCCTGAAACGATTTTGACTTGGTTTTTAGCCATTCAGGATATTTCAAACCGCCTGCTACCTGACCATCCATGCTTGACCTTGTGCCTTCTGGGGCTTGCTGCAAATCTATGCCAAGCTGTTTCCATGATTTGGGAATATTTAACATTTTACTTCTACAATTTATATGAGCAGGCGGGCGCGGCCCCTCATTAACTTTGTATTTGTTACCATCGCGCGAAATGCAAACCATGCTGGTTCTACCATCAAGTGTTGAAAGCCATTGAACGCTGCCAATAATGTCTGGGTTATCAATCGCAACCTGTTCTGTTGCAACAGATGCCATGTGAGTAATTGCCGTTCTTACTGTAGCCTCGGCTTTGTGCCTGCTCATGCGGGCAATGCCACCGACTGACTTTGTGCCTGTGATTTGGCGAACAATCTGCCCTGTTGTGCGCCCGTCCTCAAACCCTTGCCTGATTGCGCCTTTAACGCCAGCCTGCGCCTTTGCGGGTAGGTCTGAAAGCCAATCTTTAAGCAATGCCCCATTAAAAGGCTTTGTTCTTGCTGCTGCCATTAACTGCACATCGGCAGGCGTTGTCATATCCAGAACAATCGGCAATGTTTTTTTAAATAGGTCGGTTTGGAATGAAGCCTCAAATGCGCCGTAAGCCGTAATTTCTTTTGTAAGTTGCTCAACTATAGGCACATATCCAGCCTTCACAACTTTATCTGCCCGCCGCAATAATGCCGCCAATTCCCGCTTTGACATGGCCTGTAGGTCTGACTTTATTACGACAAGCCCCGCCTTATCGTGAACGCTTTGAACCATTGCAAGTATTTGATTAACCACGCGCCGCTTGTAGCCCTCGACCCCGATCTGGTGGCCAATAGTCTTGTCCAGCATTTCATCAGCTATGTTCATTCGATTGTTGGCTCATCTGGTGCGCCAAGGGCTTCTTCAAGAATATCTTCTTTGACTTGATCTGGGTCAACATCTTCTGCCAGAATACCGCGCCGCACACCCTCGCGGATATATAGCCCGCTGTCGATTGCGCCCAAGGCAAACATTTTCCCAACCTGTTCAAATGTCAAATGTGACAAGGCACCTGCCGCGAAATCTTTATTCACGAATATCTCTGTGTTATCGTTAAGCCCACCAAGGTCATTCATCCAGCCAAGCGCAATTTCGAGCGCATCTTTTAGATTATCGGCCCACATAGAAAGCAGGCTGTTTTGCTTGCCTTCATCTATTGCATCGCCTGTGGCTGTGTTGTTGCCTGTTTTAGATATAACAAGCTGCAAGCCAGCCGCCTGCATCTGGAACTCCATATCCTTTAATTCTTGCCGCCCTGCACCTATAGCCGCGCCGCCATGCTCAACAACTCCAACCTGTGCCGCTTCATTTGTAGAAAAGAACGCATAGCCCGCACTTTCCTTAAAAGCCTCAATATCTTCTTCTGCATATCCGTGAAAGAATTTAATCGGGGCGCGGGCATGGTGCATTATGTTTGACTGGTCAGACTGTGACCGCCAATGCGCCATGTTTATTTCCGCTAGGCGTGACAGTGGTGGCCTTGCCTTAAAAAAGCCCGTTCTTGCTGTATAAACAGGCGTCACCATTATTTCAGTTTGTTCTGTTGTCCCGCCGCCCTCAACTTCTACCCACTCTTTTTTGGCATTTTGTTGGAATAGGCGAACATTTACACGACCCTCAACTAAGTCTAAAACCCGTATCTGTGGCGTCATTTCGTCACTGAACTCTGACCGATTAGCACTGGCAACGCTTTCCATGATGCGAAACTGTGTAAGTGTTGGCCCGTTGTTTGTGCTTGCCCACTTCCAGCCCAACACATCATCTAGGTCTACTTTAACCATGCTAGGACGTGCGCCACTTGCTGTTGCTTGGCCTACTGTCATGCTGGTGGCGCGGGCAGGTGCATCAACCATAATGAATGATAGCCCAACTTTTAATGCGCTTTCAAATGTATCTCGTGCAAAATTGGAAAGGTCGCGGCCCTCTTTGTCTATATCTTGCGCCCATGTGAAAAGCTTGCCTGTCTGTTCAACCATCGAAACGGGCTTTTCAAATACCTTGCCCGTCATATCATCAACGGTTTTACCAACACCATCAAACAGCCATGAACTTTTAAGCCGCGCCGTGTAATCCTCTGCACACTCTAATGGGAATTTAGGCAATCTTGATTGACCTAGCCCGCGCATATAGTCGCCGCCCTTTGAAATATCCAATACAGGCGATGCAGCCTGCAACATTTGCGAAACATCGCCGCTAACAGTATCAACCTTAAATTCGTTTTTCATATCCGAATTATCACTTTCTTACTTTGAACTCTGACAATGGGCATGGTGAAATGCACAAAATACCCAATAGCGTCATTGGGGTGGTCATGGCCCGTTGTCTTGTCTGGTTCACCATTTTTGCCGTATGCCTGTTGCTCTTGCGCCGCCGCCGTGGTCGGTGCTTTCTTATCATTAACCCATAACTGCCCTTTTTGGTAGGCACCATTAACAGATAGTATTCGCTCTTTTACGGGCGGGTTCTTGCTTCGTACTTTTATCGAATAGCCCGCAGATTGCAATAGAGACAGGTCAGACTTGCTTGCGTCAACGGTTTTCCTGCTCTTGCCGCTGGCGTCTGGATAGACCGAAATGCTATGCCCATCGTACCTAGAACTAATAACATCAATTAATTCTGGGGTGTCTTTTGCGCCCATAATTTCATCAACAACATGCCAGCCGTTAGGACGCTGAACCAATACAACCGAAGCCATGTTATCCACGTTGAAATCCTGCCCAATGTGTAACCGTTCACCGTCCCTTATTGTTTCAGTGCTTCTGTGCGCTTCCCTGTTATAGCCTCGGTAGATTGTGCCGCTGGTTAGGTTTACAAACTTGCCTTCAATATACGCCTCAATCAATTCAGGGCGGTAACTATCGCGCAATGACTGAATGTAATCATCTGGAAGGGCTTTGTTTGAATGTGTCGGGGCTTGTATTATTTCATAGTCACCACCGCCATTTGTCACCCATCTATCATAAGTGAACCGAAAGCCCTCTGGCGTTGTGTAAGCAGATGCTCGATTGAATTGCTTAAATACGTTGTCTGGTCGCTGCCTGTTGCGGGCTATGATTTGGTTCCAAGCGTGGCGGGCATTATCTGTCTTGAGCGTGTCCAATTCGTCCACATGCCCGCAGTAGGTTTCATAACCGATAATGCGTTCTGGGTTGTCCATTGTTCGTAAGATGAAATCGCCGCAACGGGGGAAGCTTGTATATATTACATTCTCAAGTTTGTTGTATCTGTGGGGAATGCCAAATTCATCAAGCTTTGCAGATATGCGCGGGGCTGTAATAAGCCTTATTAAATCATAGGTCGGTGCATATAGGCCAATCAATGCGCTGGATGAACTGCAAGCA